CAAATTAAATGATTTTCACTTTGTTCAAAAGTAAAAATAAATTCTGTAACTGTATTAAATTCAGTTTTTGTAATTGTGATGTTTTTCATTTTGATCTCCTATTTTTTTTGGCATCTTTAACCATTTTGTTGAATTTTTTTGACTGTTTTGGAGTCATGCCACAAAAGTAATTTAATAAATTACCCTCATATTGATCGGCAAGTTTTTCTAATTCTTTATCCATAATTAATACTCACATTCAAGGATTTTTCTAAGCATTACTTCATCATTCATGCTTATGGCTTTTTGAATATTTAAATTCTCTAAACATTCATTAGGATCAATAAGGTATTCTCCCATTATTGATTGATAAATAAGCCCATTCATGGGTCTTAAGTCTTTAGTTGGTTTCATTCAAACTGGTATGTTTATGTAGGTTATTGTACATATATATATTTTAAATTGCAAGTATTGAAATATATATAAAAAAAGAGACTGTTTAAAGTCTCTCATTCATTAAGCATAATAATATCCCTTAATTTTTAACCAATAAAATCTATCTAATTCTTCTTTAGATAGTTTTTTATCTTTCATTATTAAATTAGTTAATTTTAACCATTCTAATTTTTCTTTTTTATTGAATGACATTTTTATTCTCCAAAATAAAAGCAATTACAGAACCAGTTCAAAGCCTCTTGTTGATTCTCTGTAATTTCAAAATCAGTCCAAAAAGTACCCCAGTCTTGAAACTGCATTTTTATATTCTCAGGTTCTTTGTATTGGTTTAAATCTCCAATAACTCGTAAGGCTGGCCCACCCCATGTTAAAAGGATTTTAAATTCTTCTATTTCTAGTTCATCAGGGTTTGAAGTCCAACCACTCCGAAATTCAACACTTAAAGCACTGTTTAAAATGCTTTCTTTTATTTGTTCAATTTCTTCTTCTTCTTCGCATGTTGTAGGATTTAAACTCTCTAAATGAGAAAGTCTTTCATAATCTTCAACAATACTTTCAATATGACCTATGGCATTTTGTAAAGCATGGTTTTTTTCTTTTGTTTTTTGCATTGCGGAAAGTTTGTTAATGCTCTTTAATTATACATCAAAATAACGTGAAAGTAATGTTACTATTTAACATTCATAATATTTTCATTCACCTTAAAAAATCCATTCAATTTTGACATTCACCATTCATAACTGACTGACTGCTACTAGTTTTAATTTTTTTTTTTTTTTTTAAATAAATTTTTTTTGTATAAAATTTTACATTAAAAATTTTGAAAAAAATTTTACAGGAAAAATTCTCCAGTAAAAATATTTTTCTACTGGAGTTTTATTTTAACCTAATATTTTAAGTTCCGTAGCCAATTGTATCTGCTGCTTTTGGTAACGTCTTTAGTGTGAAGTATCCGCACTCTTTCCTTAGACTTTCTACAGTATCTTCTTTTGAATAATCTTCATTTTGAAATTCGACTGCTTCATAGCCTTTTTCTTCTACAAAATCAACTAATTCTTTTTTTGAAATAGTCGCGGCTATCATTCCAGAATCACCGCACTCGTTAGCAATAAGTAATACATTAAGCATTGTTTTAATTTAGTAATTGATTAATTAGGTTTTCTTTTTCAAGTTGGTTACATGCTAAGGATTGTTCACCCATAGCTTTACAATCTATTTTTGTTGATTCCTGGAGAGATAGACTCACTCCAGTAAATACAACTATTGAAAATAGTAAATAGTAAAAATAAGTTTTCATTTTTTTGTTTTTTTGTTGATAAATTTTCTTATTAATCCTCTAGTAAAACTAGAGAGATTGACTTCACCTGTCTCAGAGAGAACCAGAGCCACATATTGACTGTGAAGCTCTGGTGGTAACGTAACCTTAATTTGTAATTGCTTTGTTGATTTCATTACTACTTAACCTCACTGTTTAAGTTATTAACCAAATAAGCTGCTAGTTCATCTTTTAAGTTGTCATCTTTTGATTGTTCGATCTTGTTAATAATGATCTTAAAAACTTCTACTAGATATTCTTTATCTGCTGAATAAGTAGCTGATAACATTTGAAAACTAGAAAGAATATCTTTCTTAATTTGCTTATTGTCTAAATTAATATGTAGCTCTTTAGATTCGTTACTGATATCTAAGAAAGAACTATATGAACCAAAAGCAAAACTTACTTTTAGTTTGTCTGTCTCTAGCGTTTGTCTGTCACTAGTTGGAAATAAATTGAATGAGTTCATTTCTGGTATGGAATGAATAATTTTGTTAGATGTTTAGTTAAGTGATCTATAAATTAAAAAGATAGAAACAATTATTTTCTAAGCTAGAAAAAATTACAGCTCCTAAGATCATAATTTTAGAATTTACTAAACTTAATTTTATTATAGCAGAAAATAGTAAACAAAGGCAACAGAAAGTACAAATAAATTATTAAAAGTACAAAATTTTACCTAGTGGTATTTTTTATAAACTTCTGTGGACTTGCAGTTTATGAGAGTGTTCTATATGGACTTCTAAGGACTTCAAAAGACTTCTTAGGTCTATTAGTTCATATAGGTCTATTTTTTGAACAGGGGTGTACTTGCAGTATTTTGTGTTATTTTATCGAGTACCGAGGAACTTAAATATATTTGGTTTAATTTTTTGGTTCAACTTTTATGGACAATTCAGGAGCTTGAATGTTGACAGTTTCTATGGATTCGCCAATTACTTTTCCTAGACTATCGAGAATTTGTGCTGCGGTTTGAAGTTGTCCTTTTTTAACTGCTTTATTGAATAGACGTATTCTCATTGCTTGGAGTCTTGGGAGAAGAGCTTCTCTATCTTTTTCCCAATCTTCGTTATTCCAAACTTTAACTCTATCCCAATCATGCCAGGCGGTAGTTTCGGAAATATTTTCTATGGAAGCGTGTTCTATAACTAATTGGCGAGTAGTTTTACCTTCAAGTTGCCGAGCGTATAGTCTTTGAGAGCGTTTTAGTACATCTGAGATTGTGGAGCGAGTTCTTTTTTTAGCAGGATTAGCGAGAGGATTATTTAATATGTTTTCAGGAAAAGTAGAGGAAGCCACGGACTTGATCTTAGTAGTATTTAGTTGAATGATAACTTAAAAGTAGTGAAATAGGCTATAAAGGAGGGTAGTTATTGAATTTTTTATTAAATATATGGCTGTAAGTGAAAAAAAGAAGAGTGAGATAAGTTTGAGGTATGCCCAGGGTGAGGTATTTAATTCAAAGAAAAGATTTAGGGTGCTGGTAGCTGGAAGAAGATTTGGTAAAAGCTATCTTTCTTGTATAGAACTGTTGAGAGGAGCTATTAATAGGCCGAATGAGGTTTATTTCTATTGTGCACCTACTTATCGGATGGCAAAGGATATTGCATGGAAGGAATTGAAGAGGTTGACACCGAAAGTATGGATTCAAAGTAAGAATGAAACAGATTTAAGGCTGGAATTGATTAATGGATCAACTATTGAGTTGAAGGGAACAGAAAATGCAATGGCATTAAGAGGTAGAAGTTTAGCTGGTGTTGTATTGGATGAGGCAGCATTTATGGATAGAGATGTTTGGGCTGAAGTTATTAGACCTGCATTAGCCGATAAACAAGGATGGGCACTGTTTATTAGTACACCAGATGGAACCGCTAGTTGGTTTTACGATATGTGGTGTTATTGCGGAGAGGAGGAGTGGGATGATTGGCAAAGATGGAGTTTTACGACTATAGAGGGGGGTAATGTTGTAAAAGAAGAGGTTGAAGCTGCTAGGTCACAATTGGATGCGAGGACGTTTAGACAGGAATTTGAAGCTAGTTTTGAGAATCTTACTGGATTAGTGGCTGTAAGTTTTGGAGATGACAATATTGATAAGGAAGTACAGGATTTACACATGCTTCCTTTGTTAATCGGTTTAGATTTTAACGTAGATCCTATGGCGGGAATCTGTGCGGTGAAGCATAACGACACTTTGTATGTTTTTGATGAAATAATGCTTACAGGAGGTGCTACGACTTGGGATTTTGCCGAGGAGGTTACGAGAAGGTATGGAGTTGATCGCAGGATTATTGCTTGTCCAGACCCTACTGGAAGTGCAAGAAAGACCAGTGGAGTTGGTGTAACGGATCATACGATCCTTAGACGTAGTGGATTCACTGTTATGAGTCCTAGAAGCCCCTGGAAGATCAGAGATAAGATTACTGCTGTTAATACTGCCTTGTATGACGCTAATGGCGATAGGAGGACGTTAATTCATCCTCGTTGTAAAGAATTGATAAAAGCACTTAGGACATTAACTTATGCACCTAATACTGGTTTACCTAATAAGAATCTGGGAGTGGACCATGCGTTTGATGCTTTTGGTTATCTTTGTCTGCAACAATTTAACTTGGCAAAGCCTGAGACATTAGGGCGAACTGCGTTTAGAATATATTAAGATACCCTTTTTGCTTATGCCTTATCATACTGGAATGAAAAAAAAGAAAAAGAAGAAGAAGGGAGGCAAGAAGAGAAGTGAATGTACCTGTTAATAAAGCACTTTACGCTAGAGTAAAAGCTGAAGCTA